GAGGTCGAGGCCTACCAACTGGCATTAGAGGCGGAGAAACATCGAACCCCTGCACAACTGAAGGCACTACTAGTTCAACAACTAGTGCAACACTGCCTAGATGATGAGTTCCCACCTGCCCAGCGCATGAAAGCTTTACAGCTCATAGGAAATCTATTCGAGGTTGGCGCGTTCCTAGAGCGTAAGGAGAGCGTAGTAATCCATAAGAGCGCAGACATCAGGGCACGATTACTCGAGAGGTTAAAGATCGTAGACGTACAAGCCAAGGACGAAGGCCTAACATTGATGCAGGAAATACGGGGTGACGGCATAACGGATGCGTCAGCTCACGCACCCACCGCACCCGTACCCGCCATAGACGCCGTGGCCGTGGCCGTGCGCACCTCACATACTATTTCTGACATTCAATCATTAAGTTCTGATGAGGGGGTACCCCCTTCTAAAATTACCGATGTGGTTAGCGACTTTGATAAAGAATGACCCCCCCCTTGTGTTTCCTATACAAAAAGGGGTAGGGGGTAGTAATTTGACTTTAACAACTGTTAAGGTGGAACTTAAGCGAAAAGTACTAATGATTAAAAATGATACAGAAAACTTATGATAAGTGTATTGGGGCTTGTATGACAGAGAAGCAAAGAACGGTGTTCCTTGTGATAGATGAGTATTGGAAGAACTTTGGTTATGGTCCTTCTATAGATGACATCATGTTCCATACAGGAGATAGAGGACGGGGTAATGTGCACCGTGTGGTAAAGAAGCTCTGTGACTTGGGGATTTGTAAGCGGGCGAAGAATTCTGCTCGTAGTGTTAGACCGTCTTATATTAGCTTTAGGAACCTACCATGAAACCAGAACAGAAACCAAAACCTAAACCAGAACCTAAGCCTAAGAAGCCAAAGATGCCCAGCGATAAGGATTACTTAGCGGCGTTGGGGCCTTGTGGGAAATGAATAAAAAGCAAGAGTTAGAAAAGCAAGAAGAGCAGGACCTGTTTGTTAGGAGGGTAATGTTTGCTTTAGATATACCTAAAGAGGAAGCTGTTACGGCTGCTGATACTTTCTTTAAGATGGGATCTAACGAGCAAGCTGCTTACCTTGATGATCTTGACGCTTTAGAGGCCAGCCAACAAAGAGAAGAAGCCTTCGATGACTTTAACAAGTTTGCCCATGCGATGTGGCCCGGGTTTATTGATGGACGCCACCATAAGGTCATGGCTAAGAAGTTCGAAGAGATCGCTACTGGGAAGATTAAGAGACTGATCATCAATATGCCCCCTCGGCATACGAAGTCTGAGTTTGCGTCCTATATGTTACCGGCGTGGTTCTTGGGACGGGACCCTAGTAAGAAGATTATCCAGTGCTCGAATACGGCGGAGCTTGCGGTGGGCTTTGGACGTAAGGTTCGTAACTTAGTAGCCAGTGAGCCGTTTGCTAAGATATTTCCCAATGTTAATTTGAGGTCAGACAGTAAGGCGGCTGGACGCTGGTCTACGAATAAGAATGGAGAGTATTTTGCGATTGGAGTAGGCGGTACAGTAACAGGTAAGGGCGCTGACCTACTGATCATTGATGATCCCCATTCTGAACAAGAAGCCGCCTTAGCCCAAGGAGATAACTCTGTCTTTGATAAAGTCTATGAGTGGTACACCTCTGGCCCTCGCCAACGACTCCAGCCGGGTGGGGCAATTATTGTCGTGATGACAAGGTGGGCCAAGAGAGATCTCACGGGACGGATCCTACAGTCCTCGATCGATAAAGACGGGAACGATGATTGGGAGGTGATTGACTTCCCTGCAATCCTTCCTAGTGGGAAACCCCTATGGCCAGAGTTCTGGAGTTTGGAGGAGTTACACGCTCTACAGTCTGAACTTCCCGCTTCTAAGTGGAACGCCCAGTATCAACAAAGCCCGACCAGTGAACAGGGAGCTATTGTTAAGAGAGAGTGGTGGAAGGAGTGGGTACCAGAGGATCCTCCTAAGTGTGAGTTCCTTATACAGTCTTGGGATACTGCGTTCACTAAGAATGAACGGTCCGACTATTCTGCGTGTACGACTTGGGGTGTTTTCTACAAAGACGAAAACCAGAATGACGCCAACATTATTTTGCTTGATGCGTTTAAAAAGAGGATGGAGTTCCCAGAGTTAAAGGAGAAGGCCTTTAATCACTATAAAGAGTGGGAGCCAGATGCTTTTATTGTTGAGGCAAAGGCTTCAGGAGCGCCATTGATATTTGAATTAAGGGCGATGGGTATTCCTGTTCAAGAGTTTACGCCGTCTAGAGGTAATGATAAGATGGTGAGGATCAATTCTGTATCTGATTTGTTTGCCAGTGGTAAGGTTTGGGCTCCAGCTACGCGCTGGGCTGATGAGTTGATGGAAGAGATGGCTGCGTTCCCCAACTCTGACCATGATGACTTAGTTGACTCTGCCACTCAAGCTCTGATAAGGTTCAGAAAAGGCGGGTTTATACGCTTGCAGACTGACGAAGAAGACGAAGTTCGTTCGTTTAGACGCAAGGTTTCTTACTATTAAGGATACATATGTCCATTGAAAAATCACTTTACGCCGCACCAGAGGGTATTGAGTCTTTGATGCCCGAATCTGAAGACAATCAAGCCATTGAAATTGAGATTGAGGACCCTGAGTCAGTCGAAATTAAGATGGGTGATATAGAAGTTACCCTTGAAGGCGGAGAAGAAGATGATTTTGACGCCAACCTTGTAGATTATTTAGATGAATCTGTCGTAACAGGCATCGTAACTGACCTGATTGGTGACTACGATGATGACGTTAACTCAAGAAAAGACTGGATGCAGACATATGTAGACGGTCTTGAGCTCTTGGGAATGAAGATTGAAGAGAGAGCCGACCCTTGGATTGGTGCTTGCGGTGTTTACCACCCGTTATTGTCTGAAGCTCTGGTTAAATTCCAAGCCGAGATCATGATGAGCACCTTCCCAGCCGCTGGTCCTGTTAAAACCCAGATCATTGGTAAGGAAACCCCCGAGAAAAAAGACGCTGCCATCCGTGTTCAGGACGATATGAACTATCAACTGACCGATGTGATGACGGAGTTCCGTCCAGAGCACGAAAGAATGGTCTGGGGACTGGGATTGTCGGGTAATGCTTTTAAGAAGGTGTACTTTGACCCCAGCTTTGACCGTCAAACGTCTATTTTTGTACCTGCAGAGGATTTGGTCGTCCCTTATGGTGCGTCTGACATCCAGACTTCTCCCCGTGTTACCCATGTTATGCGTAAGACAGAGAATGAACTACGCAAACTTCAAGTCGCCGGCTTCTACGCTGACATTGACTTGGGAGAACCTAATAATTCCTTGGATGAAGTAGAGAAAAAGATTGCCGAGAAGATGGGATTCCGCGCTTTGTCGGATGATCGTTACAAAATCTTGGAGATGAACGTTGAGCTGGACCTTGAAGGGTACGAGCACACCGATAAAGACGGCGAACCTACCGGAATTGCACTTCCTTATATTGTTACTGTTGAATATGGAAGCATGAAGTGTCTGGCTATCCGTAGGAACTGGAGACAAGGCGATAAGTTACACACCAAGCGCCAGCATTATGTTCACTATGGCTATGTTCCCGGCTTTGGATTCTATTGTTTTGGCCTGATTCACTTAGTTGGAGCATTTGCCAAGTCTGGTACGTCAATCCTTCGTCAATTGGTAGATGCGGGAACTCTGGCCAACCTGCCCGGTGGCTTTAAGACACGTGGACTTAGAGTTAAAGGTGATGACACACCAATCGGCCCAGCTGAGTGGCGCGATGTGGACGTTCCAAGTGGGACTATTGCCGACAACATCATGGCTCTACCATATAAAGAGCCATCACAAGTGTTGGCTGGGCTATTAGATAAGATTGTTGAAGAGGGCCGCAAGTTTGCCTCTGCCGCTGACATCCAAGTAGCTGATATGTCTGCCAACTCTCCCGTTGGTACGACACTAGCGATCTTAGAGCGTCAACTAAAAGTAATGACAGCTGTTCAGGCGCGTATCCACTACTCGTTTAAGCAAGAGCTTGCCCTCTTAAGAGACATCATCCGTGATTACACACCTGATGAATATGATTACGAGCCAGAAGAGGGATCCCGCAAAGCCAAACGTTCTGACTATGACTTAGTTGATGTGATCCCCGTGAGTGATCCCAATGCAGCCACGATGGCGCAGAAGATTGTTCAATATCAAGCGGTGATCCAGCTGTCCCAACAAGCACCCCAGATCTATGACTTACCACAGTTACATAGACAGATGCTTGATGTACTGGGAATTAAGAACGCGCAGAAGTTGGTGCCACTGGTTGATGATGAATTGCCAAAAGACCCAGTCAGCGAGAACATGGCGGCACTGAAGGGCGAGCCAATGAAGGCGTTTATCTACCAAGATCAACAGGCCCACATTGCAACCCACCAGACGTTCATGCAAGACCCCGTGGTTATGCAAACGATTGGCCAGAACCCCAAGGCCAACCAGATCATGGCCGCTATGCAGGCACACATTGCTGAACACTTAGGCTTCTACTATAGAACCATGATTGAGAAGCAAATGGGTGTACCGCTTCCAGCTCCAGAAAAGCGTTTGCCAGAGGATGTGGAAGTTCAGTTGTCTCAGCTTATTGCACAGGCAAGTGCTCAGTTACTGCAGGCCAACCAAGCCCAAGCCCAACAACAACAGGCTCAGCAGCTGGCGCAAGATCCGCTTATCCAGATGCAACAACAAGAGTTGCAGCTTAAGGGTCAAGACGCACAACGTAAAGCTCAGAAGGATGCGACTGACGCACAGCTCAAGCAGTCTCAACAGCAGATTGAGCGCGAGCGTATCGCAACCCAGAGGGAGATCGATATGGCGCGTATCCAAGCTACGGTGCAGAAGGATCAACAAAACCTTGCTCTAGAAGCACAGACCGAGAAGAACAAACTCTTGGCTGAAATGATGAGGAACAAGCAATGATTGATAAGTATTTAAAACTTCTATCTGGAAAGATAGATGACAAAGTGTCCCAACTTCAAATGTCAATAGCCGATGGTAAGGCTGATGATTATGCGGAGTACAAGAAGATGTGCGGAGAGGTTAAAGGTCTACTCACTGCACGTTTATTCATCATAGACCTACAGGAAAGAGTATTACACGATGACGATGACGAGTGAGATTTCCAATCTCGACATTACCAAGGCCGTGGATTTATCCAAGATCTTGAACACAAAGCCAGAGGAGAAGGCTAAACAACTTCCCCGCCCATCTGGTTACAGAATCCTTTGTGCCATACCCGATATGGAAAAGGAATATGGAGACTCCGGACTCGTAAAAGCGGAAGAAACTCTCATGATTGAGGAAACCCTGACTACTGTGTTGTTTGTAGTAGACATGGGCCCAGATTGCTATAAGGACGAAAGCCGATTCCCATCAGGCCCGTACTGCAAAAAGGGTGACTTTATCTTGATTAGACCTAATTCAGGAACGCGACTGGTCATTCACGGCAAGGAATTCCGTGTGATCAATGACGATTCTGTTGAAGGCGTAGTAGACGATCCACGCGGCATCCGCCGTAAATAAGGAACGACATGGCTGAATTTAAATTTCCCGATGAAAATGACGTAAAAGTCACGACCGAAGATGATCAAACCGATGAACAGATCATCATTGACGTAGAAGACAACACTCCTGCGGAGGACCGCAATAAGCCTCCCATGGAAGAGAAAGTCAAAGAAGAGCTCTATAACGATGAGCTGGAAGACTACTCTACCAAAGTTAAGAAGAAGCTAATCCAGATGAAGAGGCTGGCTCACGAGGAACGCCGTGAGAAAGAGAACGCTTTACGAGAGCAACAAGAGGCTATCACCTTTGCTCAAAGGATGATGGAAGAGAACAAGCGTCTTAAGTCCAACCTTAATAACAGTGAAAAGAACGTATTAGTTACGGTCCAGAAAGCTGTTGCTATGGAGATGGAAGCCGCCAAACGCGCCTACCGTGAAGCCTATGATTCTGGCGACACTGATAAGGTGATGGAAGCTCAGGAAAAGCTAACTCAAGCAACACTCAAGTCAGAAAAAGTAAGAAATTTCCGACCACAGCCTTTACAAGAAGATGAAAATCCTGTACAAATGCAATCACAACCGGAGCCACAGTTCCGTCCTGACCCCAGTGCGCAAGCCTGGCAACAGGAAAATCCGTGGTTTGGGGAAGATGAAGAGATGACCAGCTTAGCGTTAGGCCT